AGTTATTAGTTCTTCACGGAAATTACCGGAGAAAACAGAAAATGTTAATTACCAAACGGAAAACGTCAATTATCAAACGAAACGGAAATTAACATGAACTAATCTAAACATTAGTTTAGCTTAAATGAATAGTATGTGGAAAATTAATTAGGTATGGATAGGACGAGGATTGTCAGGGTCTAACCCTCCCATGCCTCGCCACGTCCTTTTTCACCTCTTTCCAAAAGTATATACAAAACACATGAACCCCCCGTCCCCCTTGGGGAAAGGGGGGGGAAAATTAATTAAAAAGAAATTAAAAAATAGTTGGAAAAGCAATAAAAAGGCATTACCTTCACATATGTATTAGTGAACACGCTAGAAATAGAACAGGGAACGCAACAGACTTAGGGCACAGAAAGAACCCCCAGTAACCAAACCGCAACGTTCACAACAGGACATATTGAATTTAAAAAAGCTGACATATATTATGTCGGCCATCTCTCTGCTCAGGAAGTTTTTTATCAAATTATCTTTCGTATATTAAATGAAAATTAAAAGAAAAATGAAAACTATAGAAGTTACACAACACGAAATAAATCAAGCCACTCGCCCCAACGTGTATAGGAATAGAAAGAAATACACTAGAAAAGATAAACATAGGAATAAGTTTATTGAAAATTAATTCGTATATTGATTGTATAATTAAAAAGATAAAAAATGAAATTAAAAGAATTTAAAGAGAAAGAAGAATTAATTAATGACGTTCTTCATCAAGAACAATTAGATGAAGATTTTAGTTTTTATGAAATATGTTTTGATTTTGAGGAAGTTTATTTAGTAGAAGAAGTAAAAGACTTTGAATACGGTTGGTTAGACTTTGAAGATAGAAAGTTTACTTTTAAAGAATTAGAAGAATATAATGAAGGAAAATTAATGAAAATATTAATTAATAAAATTAAAGGACTAAGTTAATTAAAATATAATTCGTATATTGATTGTATAATTAAAAAGATAAAAAATGACAGTATTTGAATTAAAAGACAAAAACAACAAAACAACTGACTTATTTAAAATTGAAAATTTTACTAATGTAAAAGATGTTGTTAGTATATTAAATAAATTTTATTTGTTAGAGGATGAAGGTGTATATCCTTTATGTGAAAGTGAATTTCGGACAAAATTAAAAGCAAATTATGTTTATGTTTCAAGTGACGGTTATTGTAGTTTTGTAGAAGATTTAAATGAATTTAGTGAAGGATTTCAATCATTAGAAGATTGGAAAGTGAATAGTTCAGTTGAAATTAATTAAGGACTAACTTTATCAAAGTATATTTCGTATATTTCAGTATAATTAAAAAGATAAAAGATGAATAAAAAAGAATTAAATTTTAAAATTAAAGAGTTAAAAGATTTTGGTTTTACAGGGAATAGTATTGAATTTGGTCCTTTATTAATAACCTGTTCAACTCAGGAAGATGAATTTGAAACTCCATGTTATTTTGTTTATGGAATAGAAGATGATAGTGAAGATGGAATATTTAATTCTTTTAATTCAGAGGAAGTAGTTGAATTTGTATTTAATTATTAAATAAATATAAATAAAGGACTATTAATATTAATAAGTAATTCGTATATTACAGTATAAATAAGTTAAGAAAATAAGTTAAATTAAAAAAAAGTAAAGTTATGAAAAATGAAGTAAAAAAATTAGGACGTCCTGTAAATGAAAACAGTGTAAGACAGTTAAGGATTAAAGAGTTAGAGTTAAAAAGAAGTAATGGTGAGTTGAAACGAGGACGACCTGTAGTAGAAAATAGTGAAAGACAGTTAAGGATTAAAGAGTTAGAGAGTAAGAGAGTTAATGGTGAGTTGAAATTAGGAAGACCTGTTAATGAAAATAGTGAAAGACAGAAAAGGATTAAAGAGTTAAATGAAAAAAGAGAGTTAGGTTTATTGAAAAGAGGACGACCTAAAATGAATAAAAGTGATAATAATGAAATAGCTGCTTAGGAATAAGCAGCTTTATTTTTGTTTCGTATATTGATGTATAATTAAAAAAGGTAAGATGATTGAGGTTTTAAAAGTTTATATTGATTTGGTAACAGGAGTTAAAATGGTTACTTGTAAAGGTAGAAGTAGTATATTTGATATTACAATGGATGAACTTATTGAAGTAAAGAAAATGGGGTTTAAGGTGGTGTGTGATGAGGCTATATTAATATGTAAATAAAAAAAGATAAAATGAAAAAAAGTGAAATTAAATTAATGATGTTTTTAGTACAACAAGAATTGGCTGTTGAATTTATATTTTTACCTGAGGTATTAAAGTTTGAGGATTGTATAATTAGACCTAATTAGTGGAATAAGGTTAGTGAGATAAAGTTCGTATATTGAGTGTATAAATAAAGAGAAAATGATAGTATTAGTTTTAAGTTGTTTAGTTATTAGTTTAAAGTATATAATTTTAGTAAATATAGGATAAAATGGAAGTATTAAAAGCGATTTTTGGAATTTTGTGGTTAGTGGTTGTATGTGTTGGAGTAGTTGTTATTGTTGATTCGATTAAAGAATCTTGGAAAATATGATTAAGATAGCCCCATTTGAACTGATATGCCAGAACACCCGAAAGGTGATCCGGATTGGAGAAAAATATATAGCCGTAAAAACACCTCAAGGTATTAGGCCAATAAAGATATAATAATGACAGCTGGAGAGACAGCACTTATCTTTTAATTATACGCCCTATGAGCTCGGTTGATCCGGGCTTTTGGGGTCTGGGACATGGAGACCAGACACCCGGTTCGTATATTGTGGTATAAATAAAATGAGACATATGATAGTAAAAGTGATTGTAAGAGAGGTTTTAGAGCGTGAGTTAGGGTTGGTAACCAAGTTTAATGAGGTTGAGACCTATACCCTAGAGATGGAGCCAAGAGATGTATTCTCCACGTTTGAAGAAGCAAGACAGGTATGGGGTGAGTACGATGTGATGTTTGAGGGTCTTGGTGATGATAAGTTCACATTGGTCAAGCCCAAGACATACAAAGAGGAGCTAGATGATAGACAGTGGCTCCAGGATCTACATGATGAGACCGCTTACATGGATTTTGAATAAGTAACAATTTTATCTTTTAATTATACACTCCACTGAGCCCGAGTAATCGGGCTTTTGGAGACCATGAGCGTAGACACATTTATCAAGATCAATAGATCCCGAATCCAAAATATAGATGGTAACCTAGATGAAGCCACAATCACAGTCTTAACACCCGAAGGTAAGCTAGCGTTTTACTGGTTTGAAAATGGGCAAGTGGTAAGATCCAAGACCGCGAAACAGGTGAAATGGTGAGACAGTGGAGGTATGAGGTATAAGGTATGAGAATCTGGTAACCCTGGTAGCCTGGAGATATGAGGTATAAGACCAGAGATATGAGGTATGAGACCCTTAAACCCTGGTAATCTGGGTAACCTGAGATATGAGACATGAGACCAGAGACCCTGGTGACCCTTAGACCCTGGTGGCCCTGGTGATCTGGTGACCCTGGTGATATGGTAGAGGTATAAGACCAGAGGTATGAGGTATGAGGTATGAGACCCGAGACCATGGAGACCCAGGATCGTGGAGGTATAAGACCCGAGACCCTGGTGACCCTGTGATCCAGTGACCCTGTGAATCTGGTGACCCTGTGACCCTAGTAGAGGTATGAGGTATGAGACCTGAGGTATGAGGGTGGTAGGTCTGGTGTGGTACCGCCGTATATATATGGTATATGGTATCCCATATGGCCCCACGCGCGCCGTTGTCAATATATGGCGGGGTGGTGAGGACCGGTGCTTAGACTACTTCACAGATCGAATACGATCTTTACGCATCGACATTGTATATAACTATATATTAAACTTGGTAGTTAAATAATTCATATATCCCCCTAAATGAAAACCAAATTTCAAAACGGCCAAAGGAATAAAAATCCACAAAAATCAAATCTCTTCTCTTTAAAAGATCCTTGCCATCGATAAGGGATATACGTATATTTAAAACATATAAAACAATAGAATAAAATGAAAAAATCAGCAGTAGAATATTTAGTTAAATATTTAAATTTAGATGAAACTTCACCTAATTACAATAAATTAACAATAGAAAAAGCTAAAGCAATGGAAGAAGAAGTTAATGATATAAAATACCTTACAGGTACACTTGTAGGCATACTTGCAGGCATAGCTATAGGATTTTTAATGTTTATATAATGTTAAATAAATTAATATATTTGCCCTTAGGAATATTATCTTTAATAGTTACCGCTATAATTAGTTTTTTTGAGATATTTATCACAAAACGATAAATGTCCACTTTTACATTTTCCAACACCTCAGAAGGATCAGTTTATTTTGTAATTGAAACTGTTAGTAACTCTCAAAACAGATATGATTCATCCTCTTTACAAAATATAGTGGGTGTTATTGATAATTTAGTTAGCGTTAATTCTAATGGAATAGTTACTTCCTCTTATGTTTTAGGGGCAGTTATCCCCCCAGGAAATTCAAGCTTTGATTTTACCCCAACAACCCCAATTACTCCAAATAATGTTTATTTTAGAGGAACAGGACCTTTAACTGTTACTGTTGATTCAAATCCTCCATTAACACCTAGTGATTTATATAATCGCATATTAAATAGTTTTACTATAGATGGAGGCTCTTTTCCTAGTGGAAGTTGGAATATAGTATCTTTATTATGGAATAACGTAACTTCTTCTTGGGAAGAACCAATTTATTAAAAAGTCCGTGGTTAACCAATTTTTTATTTGTATATTCAGGGTATAAATCAATTAAAATAAAGGTTATGTTAGAAAATTTAGAAAGTATGAGCCAACAAGAAGCTCAAGAAAGATTAAAAAAATTGAATCGTGAAATTCGTAAACACGAGATTGCTTTTTTATTATTTGTTATCCTAGGTGTTGTAGATATTGTTTTAACAATAATGGGATTTATTCCATTTAATGGTATATCTGTAATATTGGTTATAGGATGTGCTTTTGCATGTTATGGAGTATACAAATATTCTGAACCGTTTGAATTAGAAAAATTTTTTATTGAATTAATTTATGGAAAATAGTAAATATCAACCCTCAAGAAAACTTAAAACAGCTGATGGAACTATAATGTATATGTTCGATGGTAAATTACATAATTGGGATGGTCCCGCTTTAATACCTGAGGGAAATAATCGTTTACGTGAGTATTATTTAAATGGAATTAAATATACGGAGGAGGAATGGAGGGAGAGATTGCGTACAAGAGAAGGTTTACCTTGGTATAAAGGCTCGGGTGCTAAAGCTCGATTTTAAAATTAATAATAAAGGTTATGAAATATGAAACGTATCACACATGAAGAAGCTAAAAAATTTATTCCTTGTTCTGAAGATTACTCAAATAATCCACCAACATATTTTACGGTTCAAGAACAACAAGACGGTTGGGACGAAATAACGTATTACACGGGTAAAAAACGAGGTCTATTTATAGGCCGCGAGGGTGATGAATGGGTTTATATCTTGTCAAATCCCGCAATACCTGATATGATTAAAATAGGTTATACTAAAAAGGATCCATTTGATAGAGCAACACAAGTATCTCGTGGGACTGGAGTACCAATGGGGTATGAGGTTGAATGGGCTTATAAGTGTTTTAAAGGTGAGCGTATAGAACAAGAAGTTCATAAATTTTTTAAAAAATATAGAGTAAATCCACAAAGAGAATTTTTTAGAGTATCTTTGGATGAAGCTAAACAGGTTATAGAACAAATAGGAAAAAAGTATGTCTAGTAAAAATTTAAATATTTATCAACAAATTGTAGATATGGAACTACAAGATCTAGAAAATGAAATTATTTTACTTCAAAATCAATTAATTAGTGATTGTGATGTGTTGGATGAAATGTGGAAATATCATCCCGGTAATCCCGATTTTATTAATCCAATTAAGGCTTATGATGAATTGAAAAAATCTATAGCTTATTTAGAGGGTAAAATTAATGATTTAGACTTAAAAATTAAAACGTTAAAATCAACGAATTAACACGTAAATTCAATTAAGAAATTGTATATACATATAAGGGTATGAATTTAGGGGGCATATTTGCATTATTTGGGTTTTCCGAAGATAACGAAGAGGATAAACGTATTAAAAAGGAGCTAGAAGCTTTTAAGGAAACACCTCATTTTAAGATTGGAATGTTCATTAAAATGATCTCTCAAGGCACAATATTTAAAAAGCAAGTTTTAAAATTCTTTTCATCTTCTAAATCTGACATTGATGTATTGGGTATTGATGAAGCTGGAGATTTTATGATGTATAATAGAGCATGGTACTGGATTTCTGAATGTAGCACTAGAAAAAAGGAATGGAAATTAGCTTTACAAAACAATGCTTCAGAAGATTTTATTAAATGTCTTGAAATCATATTGCGATATTTTGAAAAAATGGAGGAATATGAAAAATGTGCTTTTATTAAAAAAATACAAGATTTTGTAAAAAGAGCATATCTTGAAAAAGAGAGCTTGATTCCGTAAAAGAAGGTTATTATCTTTATTTTATATTTTAATATTAATTGTTAAAATAATTAAGGTTATAAATTAAATAAGTAAAAAAATAAAAAATGAAATATAAAGAATTAGTATTGAGACGCTTGGAGTCTATGGAAGGAAAATTAAAACGAATGAGAAATGCTTTAAATGAAAGAAATGTAGAAGCAGCTCGTGAAATATTAAATGAGGTTCTTGAATTAAGAGACGATACTCAATCCATTATAGAAAGAGAAAATAATAATTAATCAAAAATAAAAGTTATGAACCTAACAGCCGAACAAATCCAAAGTAATTGGGTTGAATTACTTGCTTATATTGACAAGTATATTTCTGATCCACGTAAAGAAAAACTTAGAGAATTTTATGAAAAGTATGCTGAGCGTTTAATAGTAATGCCTGCTGCGCATAAAAAAGAATACCATAATGCTTTCCCTGGAGGATATGTAGAACATGTTTTACGCGTTATTCGATGTGCTTTAAAACAATATGATTTATGGAAAAGTGAAGGAGCTGATGTAGACACTTTTACTCTTGAAGAACTTGTATTTTCAGCTTTAAATCATGATTTAGGTAAAATGGGTGATGAAGTAGAAGATTCATATATCCCTCAGACTGATCAATGGCGTAAAGATAAATTAGGTGAGGATTATATGTTTAATGTTAAAGTCCCATTTTCATCTGTCCCTGATAGGGGATTATTTATGCTCCAATCACATGGTATTCAATATTCATTTAATGAAATGTTAGCTATTCAGACCCATGATGGTTTATATGATGAAGGTAATAAGAAATATCTTATGGCATTTATGCCAGAACAAAAACCAAGAACATCACTTCCTTTTATATTACATCAGGCAGATTTAATGGCAGCAAGGATTGAGTTTGAACGTGAATGGTTACCTAAATTAAAAGAAGGTAAAAAGTCCGTGGAGGTTAAAAAAGAGAATTTTACATTGGGGACAAAACCAAACACATCTAAAAAGACATCTACTAAAGAAAAAGCTTTAGGTTCATTTAAGAGTGATAGTTTAAAAAATTTATTAGATAATATATGATAGGATTAGTAATTGCCGTTTGTGTCTTATCAATGATAGTCGTGGTCCTTGGGTTCACGACTTTCAATTTGATGAAAAAACAGGAAAAATCAGAAGATATTTTAGCTGGTTATTTAGACTATTTAGATCGATTATCTCGTGTAATCGAAATCTCAGAAAAAAAACTTAAGGAAGTAGACCGTGCAGGTATATTTGAAAAAGATGATGATGTTGGTGTCATATTTAAATCAATAACAGAAATTCAAAATATACTAAATGAATTCAACCTTAGAAAATTCAATTAAAATGGCTAAGAAAGCTAAAAGTAAAAATTATTTTACCCAAGAAACCGAAGATGCAATTGTATTATACAATAATACAACTAATCCTGATTTACGGAGTAAAATATATGAAGAAAAGATACACTATGCTTTCTTTAAATTAACCCAGAATATAATTCATACGTTTAAATTTTATAATACTGAGGTAGAGAATTTAGAACATTTACAACATGAAATTATAGTATTTTTACTTTCTAAAATACATTTATTTAACCCAAGTAATGGAGCCAAAGCATATTCATATTTTGGTACTATTGTTAAACGATGGTGTATTTTATATAATGAAAAAAATTATAAAAGCAAAATTAATAAAATCTCAGTGGATGAATTGT